AGTCATAAAAAATCTGCACCTTTGTCTGTTGGATAATAAGTCCAACTTTTGGGGTGCAGATCATAGTGTTGAGGTGCTTAATCTTTTTTTAAGTTGCGATAAATTTCACAAAGTTTTTTAATGCCTTGCGGTCGGGTGCTTGCTAATTCGGACAAAACAGCATCGAATTCAGTAGCAAGATCGGCATCAAGTCTCAGTGAAATTGCCTTAACCTTACCTTCTTCAAGTGCTTTTTTATTGTAAGCGGCAGCAGTTTTCGCGCGTAGTTTTTTGCTGTGTTCGGTGTTGCTATTTGCCATTTCTTTTTACCTCTTGCTTTTTGTGTTTATGTTGTTTATAGTGTTTAGGAATTACCTAGCGGTCGTGCCAGCAACCGCTAGGATTTGGTTCATTGCTAATAGGCGTTTGCGCTAATCGCCATTAGTAAAATGAACAGGATTATTAAAGCAATGTGACGCATAATCCTAATTCCTATTCAATGCCCCGAACTGAACGAGTCGGGGCTTTCTCGTTTCTAGCCCTTGCTAGATGTGTTTATTATATTCAATATAATAATAAAATGCAAGAAATTTTTAATAAAAAACCGCTTTTTAGCGGTTTTTTGTTGAGAACTTAATAAATTATTTTGCCTTTATTTGCTTATCTCTTTTAAATAAGATTTTGTTTTTATTGCTGATTTCTGGGTCTTTGTTGATTTGCGCTGCGATAAAATCTTGTAGCGGATAGGCTTCTGTTTCGCGGTATGCCGCTAAAATTTTTAATGGGTCACCTAATCCACCGGTGTTGCTCGGGATGATGCCGGATAAGCCGGGTGGGAAACGGTGAGCGGTTAAAACGTCTTGCGCGGAAATGTTTTTAATGCGGTCAAATTCGTCTTTTCTGCCAGTGTCGCCAACGGAGATTAATTTCACGCCGTCAGGGTTGCCGTTAGGGATGTTGATAAACATACTTTTGAAATTGCCAACGCCTTTTGATTGTTCAATTTTTTTTCTGATAGCGTCTTCTGCATCTTGATCTAAGTCAGGGTCGGTGGTGTAGAGAATGAAGCCCATATGTGCACCGTTTGAGTAGTAACGACGGCGAAAAATGGTGGCGTCACTGTTTAATAATGCGGACTCAATACCGCCGACGTAATCGGGCGCGCCGTAGGTTTGTTGTAGCGGATCATAGAGTTTAAGGAAAATAATGTCGTTTGTTTCGTAGTGGTAATATTGCGCCGTGTCGTTGTAGAGCGATTTACGCAGTAAATAGAGATAGTTGCCATCTTGCTTAACGCGAAAATAGAGGGACGACAACACGTGCAGGCGGATAACCTCACCAAACACATTGCGAATTTTTAGCAAGGCAACATCGCCAAACTGGATAAGGTTTAAGCAGAGTGTTTTCATATCAACAAAGTCGCCGACAAAGCCGGCACTGACAATATTGGCACGGCTTTGCAGGATGCCGCAATGTTGGGCGTTGTGATATGGCAACTTTGCCAAAATAGCCCGATTATAGGGTGGCAGGTAACAATTTAAGGTGTTATCAACAATAAGCCCTAAATGTTTAAGCCCGCTTGGTTCGAAAAGATTAAACGCTTGCGGCATCTGTTTTGTTACCGCTTTATTTTGCTTTTGTTTTAAATAATATTTAGCCATAGTTTTTCCTTTTAGTTTAGTTTAATGCCCACGTAGAGCGTCGGCGCGGTTTGTTGTTTAATTCTTTACGGTTGATGGCGTTAGCAATTGCCCAAAACACATCAGCGTGTTGATTCTGGCTGGTGCGTTCTGCAACAAAGGTGGTCCTATCGCCAGATTTTGTAGTAGTTTGTTTAATCATCAGAAATGCTGCCGGAATATCGGACTCTTGGTTTGACCATTCCAACATATTTTTTTCGATTAAATGGTGTACTTTTAAAACGAGTGCCGCTTTGCTTTCTACACTATAAATAATCGGCACGGTTTCACGCCGTGCAAACAAGGTGATCATTTCATACACGCCCACGCCAACGCCGCTGGTGTCAATGCCGATATAGCTCACGTTGTAGCGTTGGTAGATTTGTTTAATCTGTTCCGCTTGATAGCTATAACTTAAGCCGTGCCATTGGTGGCGTTCTAGGATGCGATATTTTTCGCCGGGCAGCACCGGTGGCGCAATTACCACAAAACTTGCACCGTCGTAGCTTTTTGCTGGGTCATAGCCGCACCACACTTCACGATTATCAAGAGGGCGGTCGCTATCCGGTCGAAAGTCTTGCCATTTGCTGATGTCGGTTGCACATTTGAGCAGTTGTGAAATATTGAAAATGGAGTCGGCGTCATCAATCCATTTACACATAAATAACTGATCAAAGGCGGCTTTGTTATATTTGCGCTTTAATGCCTCAAGGTCGAACAGCTCGCCGGCACCGCCGGCTAATGCGTCATCAATGGTGATAACGTACCGCCATTGACCATCAGGGCATTCGCGACCGCCGTCACGCATCTCTTTTATGCTCGGAAACGGTATATTTTTGCGCTTTGCGTCTTTGCCGCGCCAATCATCACCGTTCCAGAATTGGTAGGCACTATGTCGCGTTGAGCTTGGCGTGCTGAAGTAGGTCTCGCGCCATTTTTTGTGCGTTGCCATTGCGGAGGCAACGGTATAAAACTCGGTAAAATTGCGCAGCCACGCATATTCATCACCGTAGATATGCCCGTGATAACCTTGTGCCGTGCTTTTGTTGGTCGACAAAAAATGCAATTCTGCGCCATTGCTTAACACAATCGGATTCCCTTTTAGCTCAACATCAAAAAACTGTAGAGCCATTTTGCGGATGTAGGTTAAGAAAATTTCCGCTTGCCGTTTTGAGGCAGACAAAAAGATTTGGTTATCACCGGTTAAAATGGCGTCTTCAAGTGCCTCAAAAGCGAAATAATAGGTCATACCGACTTGGCGTGATTTTAAAATATTGCGCACTTTTTGGTGTTTGTTATCACGGCAAGTCAGCTGATATTTAAACAGCGTATTTAAAAATGGTTGCATCATTTCCGGCGTAACGTGTGATATATCGTTTTTCTTACGCCGTTTAGATTTTTTGTTTTTGCCTTGATCTGTTTGCTCGTGGTGGTGTTGGTCGTCGTATGCCGTAGCGGTATTGCTTTTTGTCGCTTGTGTGGCCCGTTGTCTTTTATACTGCAGGTCTTTGTCGATAAGCGATTCCAACTCTTTAATTTCTTGTTCGCTTTTGTTTTCGCGGTCGACCAGCGTCAAAATGCGCAGCGAGATCAATTCCTCAACGCCTCAACGCCGTGTTCATTCAGCAGGTTGCGCCAGTTGTATTTTTCCGCCCAGTAGTAGATGGGGCGCGCACTGTTTAGCTTTAATTCTTGCGCAATTTCTTGCGGTGTGAATTTTTTCAAATAGAGGTGTTTAGCGGCGTAGATAATCTCGTCGCTATAACGTGTTGATTTTCTGATTCTTAATTTTGTCTCTTTCATAGGCGTAATTTTGCGCACTCTTGGCTAAAAAATCGTGTAGCAATTTTCGGAAATCGTCGGAAATGGTCGGTTATCCTCGCATTTCCGACCATTTCCGAATTTTGGCGGATGCAATTTGTGCAAAAAAATCACAAGATAGCGGCAGATTTATTTTTAAGCGTGGAGAGAGTGTAAAAAATGGCAGATAAATTGGAGCTTGTAACCGATTTTGTTTGTGTGGCAACCAGCGGTAAAACCGCAGACGGTCGGGAGATTTCAGCGGCAGACTTGCACGCAATGGCGGAGAGTTATGATCCGTCAGTCTATACCGCCAATATCTGGTTGGAACATTACCGCTTTTTGTCAAATTTTGGGCAAGTCAAAGAGCTGAAAGCAACAGACGAAGGCGGAAAAACAAAATTGTATGCTCGGTTGGCGCCAAATGCGCGCTTGCTTGAGCTAAACAAAGACGGAGTCGGATTATTTACCAGCATTGAAATTACACCAAATTTTGCCGATACCAACGCCGCTTATTTGACAGGTTTAGCCGTCACAGACAGTCCGGCAAGCATTGGCACAACGCAGCTCCATTTTTCTAAACGTATCAAAGATGATGTGATTGTAGGGCAGCCGGAAAAACTTGAAGCGACCTTATTTACTAAAGAAGAGCAGCAAGAGTTATCAGCATTAAAACGCTTTTTTACGCGTCTTTTTAATTCCAATTCCGAAAATAATAACAACAAAGAGGAAGAGTCAATGAACGAACAGCAATTTGCACAACTGGAACAAACGATCACCGCGGCGATTGCGACAGGTTTTTCCGCTATGCAGACAAAAGCGACAGCAGAGCAGGAAAAAGCAGAGCCGGCAAAATTTGCAGCGGAAACAGAAAAAACAGAGCCGCAAAAATTTGCCACAGAGCAACAAGTGGCAGAGTTATCCGCAAAAGTGGAGCAGTTGACAGAAGCGTTTAACAAGGCAACGCAACACGCAGTGACAGAAGTTCCACAGGGTGAGCCGACAAAAACGGCGTTGAATTTTGCCGTTTAATCGGTTGAGAAGAAATAAGAAAAAGGGGACAAAATGAGACGTAAGGCGGAGTTTTATTCATTTTTACGCAATGTCGCAAATTATTACGGCACAGACGTAGATGCATTAATTCGGGGCGAGTCGTTTGCACTTGAAGTGCCGAAAGCAGCGGAGCTTGGCGAAAATATTCAGCAACGGTCTGAATTTTTAAAATCCATCAATCTTGATTATGTGACCGATGTGTCGGGTTATAAATTGCGCGGTGCAACAGAAAAATCAATTACCGGACGCAAGAAAGACGGACGCTATTTGGCGCGTTTAGATCATACACAAGGCAAATATCAGCTAGCGGAGACCGACAGTGGCATTATTGTGCCGTGGGCAATGTTTGATAATTTTGCTCGCTTTGGTGACCGTTTGGCGGCGTTGTATGCCGAATTTGTACAGACGCAAATCGCCCTCGACCAATTAAAAGTGGGCTGGTATGGCAAATCAGTTGCGGAAAACACCTCGGCGGCAGATATGTCGGATGTTAATAAAGGCTGGATGCAGCTTGAGCGCGAAGAGAAGCCGGAGAACGTGATGAAGGATGGTGCAACCGTCGGAAAAATTAAAATTTTCGGCGAGGGTGCGGACTTTGAAAATCTTGATCATTTAGCGGCAGAGCTAAAAAGCGGCATTGATTTGCGTCACCGTGATCGCAATGATTTAGTCTTTTTAGTCGGTGCGGATTTAATCGGCAAAGAAGCGGAATTAATCAATAAAGCACACGGCTTAACGCCGACAGAAAAGGCGGTATTAGGTTCGCAAAACTTGCTCGGGGCATTTGGCGGTATGCGTGGCATTGTGCCACCGAATTTCCCGGCGCGTGGTGCCGTAGTGACAACATTATCCAACTTGTCGATTTACGTACAGGATGCAAGCGTACGCCGTTCGTATCGCAACGACGAAGACAGAAAAGGCATTATTGACAGCTATTACCGCAACGAAGGTTATGTGGTTGAAGATACCGGCTTATTTACCGCAATCGAATTCGAAAACGTTAAATTACCGGGCGAAGACGATTAACTGATTGAGGTGGCTAATGGGGTTTCGTGATTATCAAAAGCGAGTTCTGGCGTTAAAGGCGTTGGAGCAGCAATCGCCGGATAAGGTGCATCAGGCAGTTAAAAACAGCAACGCAACAACGCAAGTGTTGGAGATTGCTTTAAATAATGATATTGCACGTATCCGCGAAATCTCAAGCCTGGCAGAGCGTGCGGAGTACAAGCGCGACCATTTCTTGCCGAAATGGTTGCCGTTTGTGGATGAGTATTTTCAAAAAGGAGAGCGGTATCAAAATGACGTACTTGTCTATTGTATTGTCTATCTGTTTGATGTGGGCAATATTGATCACGCTTTACGACTTGCCGAGCGAGCCATTGCCGAAAATCAGGCAATGCCGGATAGATTTAAAAGCAACTTGCCGACGTTTGTCGCTGATCAAGTGTTTAGTTGGGCGGATAACTTGGCAGCAGTTGCGCAGAGCGTGGAGCCGTATTTTAGCCAAACTTTTGAAAAAGTGGCACAGACGTGGCGGTTGCACGAAGTCGTGACCGCTAAATGGTATAAGCTGGCAGCATCAATTTTAATCAGAACGGGAAACGGCAAAATTCACGCCGCTTCCGTTGATGATTTGGAGGCGTTGACTGTTGCCTTATATCTCTTGCTTTGTGCACAGCGGATTTATCCGAAATGCGGCGTAAATTCGTTGATTGAGCGAGTCGAAATGCGAATTAAAAAACTCTCACCAGGTGCCAATCCAACGGCTTTAGTGTCGCAAATTACATTTGATGACGCTATTGCTAAGTTGCGTGCGGCACACCTTAAACGAGGTGAGTGATGTTAAGCGGCAATATTACCGAATACCAAAATGAGTATATCGACAGCACCGGATTTTGGGGCGGCATTAATGTTGAGGCGTTCCAGAAGCAACGCGCGATACCGTTTCAAATACCTATTGAAATGATACGTGCGGCATTGGTGCAAGCGATGCAAGAAATTGAAATTGAGCTTGCAGACGTTGCCGACAAATATCGCGCGGAGGGTTATCAAACGGCAGACGAGGTTAACAGCGTAAAAATTGATGGCGATAATTTTTTGCGTATCCAATACAAAAAAGCCGTTTTTGCACGTGCAAAAGCGGATTTGTTACCAGAGTTTATGACGCTATCAGCAAGAGAGGTGCATGAAAATCGGGATTTAGTGCAGGAGCGCAAAACCTTGTTAACAGAAGCGGCAATGGCGGTTAGAGCAATCAAAGGCAAAAAGCGGAGCGGGGTATGGCTAATTTAATGTTATATCAACAATTACTCGGCTTTTTACAGCAACAGTTGCCGAATAGATACCGTAAAAATTTATTAGCGTGGATAGAAAGCGGAAGCTTAATCGATCAAGGTCGAAATGTTACTGATGAGGGGATAGAGATTGCTCATATCCGCTATAAAGCAACCTTTTTATTCAATGAATTACCATTTAATCAGCTTAATGTTGCTGAAATCATGGCAAATATTCAGATCTGGTTAAACACAAATGACGAAATGCGCTCATTGTTGGATTTTTCGGAAATTGGTTTTGATGTCGAAATTTACGACGATTCAACCGCCGACTTAACCTTTGATATTGAATTTCAGGAGCCAATAACAGCAATAAAAAGCGAAAGAGGGAAGCTCAATATTGATGGGGTAAATTATCAGATTAATTCAATTCCTATTTATATCGCCGAAGAGGTTGAGGTGATTAACGATGGAACTAACTAACGGTTTTACATCATCATCATATCGAAAAATAAAACGCACGCTAAAAGCGTTAAATTTACCGGCACAGAAGCAAAAAGAAGTTTTAAAGCTGACGCTTTGGCGTATTAAAGGCGAAGCAAAGAAAAATATCACGGCACAGCGAACGCCGGATGGTAAACAGTGGCAGAGCAGAAAAAGCGACAGCAAAAAGAAAATGTTACGCCGTAGAGGGCGACTGTTAACGATAACGTCAAATAACGGCAAAGAGGCGGTTTTGGGTTATCGCAATAAAAAAGAGGGTGAGTTGGCAGCGTTGCACCATTATGGGCAACAAAAAACGGTTGTAACAAAGGCGGAGCTTGAAGAGTTAAGGGCTTGGCATAGCGGTAACGGTGAGATGTGTACGGAACATCAGGCGATCCGCTTGCGGTCGTTGGGGTATCAGCTAAAAAACAAAAAAGGAAAGCTGGTTAAGCCTAGCAAAGAAGCCATTATGGCAACCGTGAGTAAGGGGCGCGCCGGTATTTTGATTAGAATGCTGAAGCGTGAAAAAACAGGGAACAAAAGCAAGAAAGGCACGCCGGCACGACCGGCATTAAATACCGATACGCAACACAATGCGGAAATTCTAACGGAAGTGATTGAAAAAGTGCTGAAAATTTAGAACAACAAAAGGGGCAAAATATGACGTTTCCATCAGCAACGATTAACACGCTTAATTTATTAAGCGGCGAAACAAAAGAGATTGAGCGGCACGCATTGTTTGTTGGCGTTGGCTCAAAAAATAAAGGTAAGTTGTTGGCAGTCACGCCGGACAGTGATTTTAATGAAATTTTTGGTGCAAGTGATACCGCACTAAAAAAACAGGTTTACACAGCGATGGTGAATGCCAACACGGATTGGTTTGCGCACGTCTATATTGCGGATGAATCAAGTTATGACTTTGCACAAATTGTGCGAGATGCGCAAACTGTGTCTAGTTTTGAGTATGTGGTCAACACCTACACAACCGGCATTGATAAAGCCGCAATTAACGCATTACAAACGCTATCGCGTGAATTGTTAATGACTTACAGTCGCAGAACGTTTTTTATTCAAGCGTTGGATGGCTGCAGCACTGATTCCAGCAACGGCGAAACGTGGGATCAATATGTGGCCCGTTTGACAGAGTTGCAAAAAACAGTGGTTGCTGATCACGTGATGTTAGTGCCGAATTTAATGGGTAATGATGTTGGTGCGTTGGCTGGGCGATTGGCTAATTCGGCGGTGACCATTGCCGACAGCCCGGCACGTGTACAGACCGGTGCATTGGTCAATATTGGCAGTAATAAGCCGAAAGATAAAGACGGTGTAGAAATTAGTATTGCACATTTAAAAGCGTTGGAACAAGCACGTTATTCCACCTTTATGTGGTATCCGGATTATGACGGCTACTACTGGTCAGATGGTCGCACGTTAGATGTGGAAGGTGGCGATTATCAGGTGATTGAGAATGTGCGCGTGGCAGATAAAGCAGCACGAAAAGTGCGATTGTTGGCAATCGCGAAAATTGCGGATCGGTCTTTTAACTCAACCGCCGCAAGCACGGAATATCATAAAAATTATTTTGCAAAACCGCTCCGCGATATGAGCAAAGGCGCGGAAGTGGCAGGCAAACAGTTCCCGGGTGAATGTATGCCGCCGAAAGATGACGCAATTACCATTGTTTGGAAGAGCAAAGTTAAGGTTGAGCTTTATATGAAGATTCGCCCTTACGATTGCCCGAAAGACATTACCGTGAATATTTTCTTAGATTTAGAAACCTTGGGGGATTAATAGATGGGTGCAAGAATTTCAGGAATGAACGTTGATTTTTTCGTGCTTGGTATTCCAGTTCACGCCGAATCAGTCAGTTTAAATATTAGCGACAGTTCAGACGTAGCACAAACGCGCGGCATTCCCGATGGCTTTGTTGATGGCGACGTTAAAGGTGAAGGCGAAATTGAGCTGGATGCGAAAAATTTTGGCAAGTTATCAGCAGCGGCAGCAGTGGCAGGATCGTATCGAGATATTCCAACGGTGGATTTGGTCTTTTTTGCCAGTCGCGGCGGTGAACGTTTAAAAGTGGAGGCGTTTGAGTGTAAGTTGTTGCCGACCGATATTTTAAATGTGGATTTTAAAGGTGGGCAAAAACATACCACAAAAGTGAAATTTTTTGTCACTAGCCCGGACTTTGTGCGTATTAACGGTATTCCGTATTTGTCCGAATACGATACTCGAGATTTAATCGGGTAAACAGCTTTAGGCGACAGACCGGCATTAACAGAAGAATAATTATAAGCAGAAGAGGGTCTTGTTCGCCTAATTTTGGTTTGGGGGATGTATGAATAAATTTGATGGGGTTTCTTATTTAGGGTCAGTAGTGGCGCTTGTGAGCGGTTTGAGCTTACACGAGTGGGCAGCGGTGTTTGGGATTTTGTTTGGTTTTTGCACCTTGCTGATCACTTGGCATTATAAACAAAAAGAATACGAATTGCGTCGCCTTGAATTGAATGTGCGACTTGCGGAAGCGGAAAGTAAAGTGGAGTCGGTTAAATGTTGAAAAGGGTGGCAGGCGGTATCTGTTCAGTGGCGGCAGTGATTGCCCTTCTGTTGCTGAACAGTGGTGATGAATTGAGAACAAGCGCAGCCGGATTGGAATTAATCGGCAATGCAGAGGGGTGCAGAACACAGCCTTATTACTGTTCCGCTAATGTGTTGACAGTTGGTATTGGTAGCAGTGATTTAAGTGGGCAACCGATTGAACAGAGACAATACAGCTTGCAGGAAATTGCCGACAGATGGGCGCAAGATATAAAGCAGGCAGAAAATTGCGTCAATCGCTATGCTAACGGTGGAAAAATGCCACAAGGGGCGTTCGATGCGTTGGTGTCGATTACCTTTAATGTCGGTTGTAGTGCAATGCGAAAATCAACCTTGTACAAAATGGCAAACGGTGGTTATACACCGCAAATGTGCGATCAGTTTTTAAGATGGGTCTATGTCGGTGGTAAAAAATCGAACGGCTTGAGTCAGCGACGTGAGCAGGAGCGAAAATTATGTTTATCAGGCTACTAAAAAATCACGCTGTAGTATTTGTATTTAGTTTGCTTTATGCAGCGACGCTTATTTTAGGTGCGGTAGACAAGCAAAAGCAAATCGCCGCGATTGAAAAACAGAAAACGGCAGAGATTGAAAAAATAAATCAAGCGCATCAACAACAAATTTTAATGTTGCAGCGACAAGCGGAAATCTATCAGCAGCAACAGCAATTATTGATAGATAAAGTGACTGAAATGCAACAAGCAGCACAACAGCAAGAAAAGGCGATAAATGAAGCGTTGGAAAGTGATAAAAATTGGAGTGATGAGCGTGTGCCTGGCGATGTTAGTCGCTTGCTCAACAACCGAAATAAAATTAATTAAACAACCGCTACTTTGCCCGACAACGGCAGCTTGTCAGCAAATTGCGGTACATATCACAACTAATAAAGATTTGGTGATGGCGTTGCATAAATCACTGGCTCAAACCGATATTTGTGTAACGGCATATCAACAATTAAAACACTGTATAAATACACATAATAAAGGAGACAACAATGAAAACTAAGACTGCACAGCAATTATTAGAAGAGCTTACCGGCAAAGAAAGCGTAACCATTAATATTGGCGGCATTGAGTTGGTGTTTAATCGTGATAATGCGGCGATTGATGCTTTATTTAATGAGGTCGCCAGTGGAAACGTATTAACGCCGGTGAAAGATTATTTATTGCAGGTGGTAAGCAAGGAGCACAAAGAAGATTTGATTACCATCATTAATGCACCGGGTGTTGCGGCGAAAATCGCCGAAAAAATTAACTCGGTATTTGTGCCAAAAATTGAAGTTACAGTAAAAAACTAGCTGAACGAGCGAGTGCAATTGAGAAAAACGGTTATTCGCAGGCGATAGCGTTAAGAATGCACTATTTGCCGCAAGCCGATAATTCAGAAATTAATCTCGCTCGGGCGGTATGGTTGAACAAGCAATTTTTTGAGAATTTATCCGATGCCGTGGCAGTCGGTATCGGAAAGTGTTTTTAGGGTAATGTTATGGCGTTGGGAATAGCCGGTCTTGAGTATATTTTAAAACTTAATGATCAAATGACTGCACCAATTAAAGGTATTATGGGGCAGTTTGATGCGCTTGCCGGTAAGGGTAAAGCGGCGATAGGGAATATTGCTGCAGGCGCTGCCGGTATTGTTGCTGCCGGTTATTCGATTGCCAGTGGCTTGCAGCCGGCGCTTGAAACCTCACGCGCGCTGGGCGAAGTGAAATCGCTTGGCGTGGCAGAGCAATCGTTGGAGCAACTGAAAAACAAAGCCCTTTCTTTCACCTCTTCTTTTGGTGGCGCAGCAGCAGAATTTGTGCGCTCGGCTTACGATATTCAATCCGCAATCGCCGGCTTAAACGGCGATGAGTTATCTGCATTCACCGCCGCGTCTAACTTGCTGGCAAAAGGCACGAAATCCACAGCGGCAACCATCACCAACTATATGGGCACGATGTACGGCATTTTTGCGGATGAAGCGGCAAAAATAGGCAAATCCGACTGGGTGGATAAAATTGCCGGACAAACCGCACTTGCGGTGAAAATGTTTAAGACCGACGGAAGCAAAATGGCGCAAGCCTTTTCCACGTTGGGAGCATCAGCAAAAGCGGCAGGCGTAGAAGTTGCGGAGCAATTCGCCGTATTAGGGGCTTTACAAGCCACAATGGGAGGCGGTGAGTCAGCAACGCAATATAAAGCCTTTTTAGCCGGTGTGGGCAAAGCACAGAAAAAGCTCGGTTTAACCTTTACTGACTCAAACGGCAGAATGCTGGATATGGTCACGATTTTACAGCGTATCAAGGATAAATACGGCGATTTAAGCAATACCGCATCAGCAGATCTTATTACGTCAGCGTTTGGTTCAGATCAAGCAACGGCATTAATTAAATTATTAATACCACAAGTCAGAAACCTCACCGGCAATATCAAAGATTTACGCAATGTGAGTGGCACGGCAGATTTGCAGAAAATGGCGCAAGCGATGACTGATCCGTGGCAACGGCTTAGTGCGATTATGGTCAATATTAAAGACAGTATCGGTGGGCAGGTGCTGAAAAAGATTGAGCCACTTGCCAATAAAATTGCTGATATGGGCAAGTATGCCGTTGATTGGTTAAACGCTAACAAGTATATCGCCAGACTGATCGGCTTTATTGGTATCGGTATCACAGCACTGGCAGGTGCTGGTGCGTCATTAATGCTATTGGTCGGGGCGTTTAAGTTGATGGGTGTAGGTGCGAAAGGGGCATTGTTGCCAATCACTGGTTTGGGTAGTGCGATAAGCGGTGTTGGTGCAAGCGGTGTTGGTTTGGGTAAAACGCTGATTAACACCTTTGCTGCACCGGTGCAGCCAATCAAAAGCACACAAAAATGGGCGAATTTACTAAAAAATGCCTTTACCTCAATGTGGGGCAGTGCAGTATCCGGTTTTAACGGTTTGCGCTGGCGTTTGGCGTTGTTGCCGGATCTGTTTAAATCCATTTTAGGCAATGGAATATCGCTTAAATCAATGTTTACCGGTGTTGGGTCAGGCATTAATTTACTCGCTAAACCGTTAAATGTGGCGAAAGGTTTATTTTCCGGCTTATTTAGTGTGGCGTTTCGTTTGCTTAATCCGTTTACCTATTTGCGCTTGGTAGTGATGGCACTGTTTAGTCCGTTATCAATGGTGGCACTGCTTATCGGTGGTGTTGCCGTGTTGGCGTATAAATTCAAATCACAACTGGCTGCCGTTTGGGATGGTATCAAAATCGGTTTCGGTAGCATTAGCGACAGATTGCAACCATTATCCAATGCGTTTGCTATCTTTAAAACGGCTATTGGCAAGATTGCCGCAATTTTTAGCCGTATCACCGGCGGAATGCGTGCAAGCAGTGCAGAAGCTGGGCGATTTGTGCAAATTGGGGTGGTGATTGGCAATGTACTTGGTACAGGGTTGGAAATTGTTGCCGGGTTTGTCGAGTTATTGGCAACGCAATTTTTAAACGTTGTTGAGATATTTGGCAATGTAGCGGATGACTTGTTGGCAATGTGGGACGGTGTGGTTGCCGGCTGGGAGGCTGGCGACGCTATGCAAATTTTTGGTGCATTGGCGCAGGGCATTACTAATATTTTTGGTGATGTTTGGAAAGGCGTTAAAAAGATGTTTTTTGACTCACTTAATTGGATTATTCGACAAGTCAATAAAGTAGGCGATTATATTGGCATTAAAATTCCGGAAATCAAAGTAGAGTCGTCGGTTCTGGAGACCAAAAACAACATTACCTCATCAAATGTAACAGCGACCAAAAACAGCAATTTACAGCTTGATGAGAGCGTTAAGCCTAATGCCAGACCGCAGATTAACACGACTACGCAAGGTTTGATTTCAACCGCGATGACGCAAAATAAAAACGTGAGCCACTCAATGGTGATCCAGAAGATGGAGATAAAATCAGATGATCCGGACAGGTGGCGACGTGAAACGCAACAATGGCAAGATAGGCAGGCTTTAGGGGCGGGATATGACTGATAAATATTTCGACCTTTTAATCACTAATGACGATTTAACGCTGGACGGCGGTAACGTGCCGATTTTGTGTAATAACCGCATTTCAATTGCGCAGGATATTAAGCACGCCTTGCGTGAAAGCGGATTAGTGACCGCCTTGATCGCAGAGCGTAGCCGCATTTTAAGGCGCGATATTATCTTGCAAATGATATTTCTGATTGAGGACGATGAGCGTTTAGTGCCCGGGACAATCTTTGTTACCGAAGAGGGTTTAAATCGCTTGTTTATTACTGCCGAAACTTATGATTTTGGCTCGATTGAATTAGGGGTGAATTTAAATGAGTCAGTTTGAGCAGATTTTAAGAGAGTCGGGATTGCCGATACAAGAAAATGAAATCAGACAGCAGTTTGAGCAGCTCACCGCGGCAGAAAATTTAATTACCAATACCAGCAGAATGTCGCCATTTTGGCGACTGGTCACCGCTATTGCGGTGCAGCCGGTGAAGTGGTTAACAGATCATTTAATTGCGGAGATATTGCCTAATCTGTTTTTGCGTACCGCACGTGGGGCGTGGTTGAGAATGATGGCGTGGAGTGTGGGACTTGATTTTAAAGAGGCGACAAAAGCGCAAGGCGTGATCACATTTACCAAACAAAGCGATTTAACACCAATTACGATTAAAGCCGGCACCGTGGTGCAGACCGAACGCATTAATGATGTCGTTTTTAAGCTGGTTGTCACCGAAGATACCGTTATTCCGAAAGGGCATTTGTCGGGAGAAGTGCCGGTTATTGCGGAGCAAGCCGGCACAAGCTACAACCTTGCGGCTGGATATTATCGCATTCTAGCGGAACAAATTAATGGCGTGGTCAGTGTCGAAAACAGTGAGGGTTGGTTAACCACGCCGGGTGCAGACAAGGAAACCGATGACGAATTGCGAATGCGTTGTCGCAATCAATTTGTTGCTAGCGGTAAACATCATATTGATAGCGTTTATAGAGCAATGGCGGCAGAAATTGCCGGCATATCGGTCGACCGCATTTATTTTAAACACGATGCACCACGTGGTCCGGGTACAGCAAATATGTATTTGTTGCTAGATACCGGTGTAGCAAGTCAACCGTTTATTGATAAGGTTAACAAGCATATTAGAGATGACGGTTGGCACGGGCACGGCGACGATTTAGTGTGCTATGCAATGCCGGAAACCAAACATAACATTGTTTGTCGAGTCTATTTTTACAGCAATTTTAATTTATCTGCTGCACAAAAAGCGGAAACCTTAAAGCGTGTTGAAGATATTATCCGTTGTGCATTCCGGGAAAATAACAATTTTGAAGTAACCAAAACCTATCCTTATCGCCGTTTTAGTTGGTCATTGCTGGGGGAAGAGATTCATCAACTTTGCCCTGAAGTCGGATCCTTGATTTGGGAGCAGCAAGACATTGAAAGTGATATTAGTGTGCCTAGAATTCAGACACTGACCGTAAAAGAAGAACGGGGGGGTAATTAATGAATATTAAATTACCGTTTTGGATAGATGGTGCTGCCGTTAGGCAAATCGCCGATCTTTTTGGCAAATGGTGGAATTTGTCAATTAAAAAAATGATTGATTTACCACTAAAGTTGCTTGATGAAGAGAATTGCAGTGAAACAATGTTGAACTTAATTGCTTATGCGAGAGATGTTGAGCGTTTCGAGAATGAGCCGCTAGCACTGTTTCGCAAGCGTGTGAAATATGCGTTTATTAATGCGCAAGATGCAGGCAGCAAAGCCGGATTTATCCGCATTTTTGCGCGATTAGGGATTGGTTATGTGGAGATTGAAGAGCGTTTCGACGCAGAAAATTGGGATGTCATTAAAATTATTTTAAGTGACTCGCAAATGGCACATAACAGAGAGTTACTCAATTTAATTATTAGAAAATACGGCAGAACGTGCCGCAGATATACTTATGAAGTGATTACAAAATTACCACTGCATTTATCAGCAAGAAGTTTTAATCACGATTATGTGTGCTATATACCAAAATAACAATAATAAGGTGAGTTATGGCGAGCAAGCTAACACAAGCATTTGAAACTTATATTAGAGATTCAGTTGTCAATCATACTCCAGTGGTTTTTGACGAGTTTATTTTTGCCAATATCCCGGGGTTGAATGATGGCAATTTAGATAGTCATTTGACAATACCGCAAGCAAATCAAATAGTACATAGACAAGCAGTGTCGCAAATCGGTGCGCTGAATGAAAATGCAATTGTTTATTCTGTCACTATTGGCACTGAAATTGGCGATTTTGACTTTAACTGGGTTGGCTTAGTTAATAAATCACAAAATTTATTAGCTTGCGGAATTTATACCGGGCTAACATCAAAAATTAAGAATAAAGAGCAGAAGCAAGGGAATAGTATTACTCGCAGTGTATTGCTTGAATTTCCACGTGCGCAAGAATTAGCGAATGTATCGGTTAGCGCTGAAACGTGGCAAATTGATTTTACAATGCGATTAAGCGGCATTGATGAAAAAATCCGTCTAACAAATCGGGACTTATACGGTCGAGCTGTCTTTTTTGATAATGCCTTTTTGCTAAAACGTAAAAGCGGCAATGTCTACACGCTAGATAGTGGGCGCGCTTATATTGAGGGTGTGAGGGCAGAAATTAAACGGACGGCAGAAGTTACCGTGCCAACGTTACCGGCATCAGTCTATATTGATGTTTGTCATCACGCCACAGTTACCGGTGCATATCAGACCGAAATTAAATATTTAACGCAAAGTAAAAATGATTATGTTGGATCGGATGGCTACCAGCACTATGTGCAAATTATCGCAGATATTGCCAGTAACGGCACAATTACAGATAGGCGCTTAACAGATAACGCTCCGCCATATATTGCGGAGAGTAAAAAATCAAGTTCGGTGTCATCAACCAGCGAAAAGACAGTAGCGACCAGTAAAGCTGTAAAAGACGCCTATGACAAAGCCAAAGCTGCCGACGACAACGCTAACACGCGCGTCAGTAAAAGCGGCGGCGAGATGATAGGCGGCTTGAAGCTAAAACCAATTTATGGCGTTCCTGAAAAGAAATGGAATTACAGTGGCTTTTATGCTGGCAGTGCCACTCTTAATGACGAAACTTTGCCTTATTTTCAAATTCATATCAGTTCGTATGGCGGCAATACCGCAGGGTGTGCTAAAAGCCTAGGCTTTAATTTAACTAATTATAAAGCTTATGTGATGAACTGGAACTCAGAGGGTGAATATGCAGGCAAGAAAGAGATTTTAACCGAACTGCACCGTAGTAATTCCGTCACCTCAGCCAG